AAGCCGATCAAGGGCCAAGGCGATGCGCTGGCGGGGGTGTGGAAGTGACCGAGCGCGTCAGCATCACCCTGCACAACGCCCAGGCCGGCCACACCGCATTTCTGCGCGCCTGGGTCTGGTGCAAAGCCATGCTCATGGCCGGCCATCGCCTCACGCTGGAGATTCGCAAGGCCACCCGCAGCAGCGAGCAGAACGCGCGCATGTGGGCCATGTTGACCGAAATCTCCCGGCAGGTGCCGTGGCACGGCCAGAAGCTGACCGCAGAGGACTGGAAAGACATGGCGACCGCAGCACTGAAGCGGCAGCGCGTGGTCCCTGGCATCGACGGCGGCTTTGTGGTGCTGGGCCAGCGCACCAGCAAGATGACCGTGGGCGAGATGGCCGAGCTGATGGACTTCCTTGAAGCCTTCGGCGCAGAGCATGGCGTGCGATTCAGCGCGCCAGAGTATCGCGAGGAGGCAGTTTGCTGAAGCGCCGCGCACCGCTCCAGACAGCCCCAACGGCCCACGCCTGCGCGCCAGTCTTCCGCCCGCGAAAGTGCAAGGTCTGCGCCGAAACCTACAAGCCGCGAACCAGCTTTCAGAAGGTCTGCGGCGCGATTACCTGCTGCCACGCATGGGCAGACAGGGCCGGCGCCAAAGCAAAGCAAGCCCAAGCCAAGGCCGACAAGAAGGCCGCAAAGCTCGCGATGCAGACCGACAAGGCTCGCCGCGATGCCCTCAAAACCCGCTCTGACTGGATCAAGGACGCCCAGCGTGCTTTCAATCGCTTTATTCGCCTCAGAGACGCCGGACGAGCTTGCATATGTTGTGGAGCACCACTGCACAGCGCTGGGGTTGGGGGAGGTGCAGACGCTGGTCACTACCGGTCAATCGGGAGTGCCCCTCACCTGCGTTTTGACGAGCGAAACGTGCACGCTCAGTCTAAGCAGTGCAACCGCTGGGGATCTGGTCGAGCTGTTGACTACCGCGTTGGCCTTATTGACCGGATCGGACGAGCGGCCGTCGAGGCATTAGAGGCAGACCAAGCGCCCCGGAATTACTCGATTGATGACCTTCGGGAAATCGTTCGCACCTACAGGGCAAAGTGCAAGGAAATTGAATGTTGACCCCGAAACAAGAGCGATTCATCGCGGAGTACCTGATCGACCTGAACGGGAAGCAGGCAGCGATCCGCTGCGGGTATGCGCCATCGCGTGCTGAGCGAACGGCCAGCGAACTTCTGGCCCAGCGGAAGGTATCGGAAGCTGTGGCTGCCGGCCGCGCCGCCCTGGCTGAGCGCGCAAAGCGCTCCGTCGATGACGTGATGGCCGACATCGCCAAGGTGCGCGCCAACGCCATGCAGACGGCCCCGGACCCCGATACGGCCTTGCCTGTCATGGTGAGCCACAAAGACGCCCTGCGCGCGCTGGAGCTGGAGGGTAAGCACTTGGGCGCGTTCGAGAAGGACAACGCGCAGAAGGCCGGCGGCTTCGTTGACCTTCTGATGCGGGTGACGAAGAAGTGAGCCCAGCAGATCAAGCCGCCTTTGTGCAGCTGCGCGAGCGCTGGGTCGCAGAAGGCCCGGCCCGCTTCGCTGTTGACGTGCTGGGTGCCGAGCCCACGGTCCAGCAGTGGGAAGGCAGCCGAGCCCTGGTGGAGAGGCGCCGGGTCTCGATCCGCAGCGGCCACGGCACGGGCAAGAGCACGTTTGAGGCGTGGTGCGTGCTGTGGTTCCTGTCCTGCTACTTCCCGGCCAAGGTGCCGGCGACCGCGCCGACCTCGCACCAGCTGGAAGATGTGCTGTGGGCTGAGATTGCGAAATGGCACCGCCGCATGGGCGAGACGGCACCGGCGCTGGCCGATCAGTTCGTTTGGTCTGCGGGCGCGTACCGCATGAGGGACGCGCCGAACGAGGCCTTCGCCGTGGCGCGCACCAGCCGGCCGGAGCGCCCCGAGGCGCTGCAGGGCTTCCACAGCGAGAACATCCTCTTCTTGATCGACGAGGCATCGGGCGTGGCCGACAACGTGTTCGAGGTGGCCGAGGGCGCCTTGTCAACCGATGGCGCGTTCGTGGTGATGTGCGCGAACCCGACGCGCTCCAGCGGCTATTTCTACGACAGCCACCACAAGATGCGCGCCGCCTGGGCGGCGCTGCACTGGAATGGCGAGCACAGCCCGAACGTCAGCAAGACCTACGTGGAGAACATGGCCAAGAAGTACGGCCGGCAGTCGCCTGTGTTCAAGGTGCGCGTGCTGGGTGACTTCGTGGACGCGGCGGACGGGGTGATCAGCCTGGAACTGTGCGAAGCGGCCAAGGTGCGCGGAGTGGATGTGGTCCAGTCCGCGCCCGTGGTGTGGGGGGTTGACGTCGCGCGCTTTGGTGACGACTCCAGCGCGCTGGCCAAGCGCAAGGGCAACCACCAGCTGGCGCCAATCCGCGAGTGGTGGGGAAAGGACACCATGGCGACCACCGGCATCATCAAACGCGAATGGGACATGACGCCCGCGGCCGAGCGGCCCAAGGCGATCAACGTGGACGTCATCGGCATCGGCTCTGGCGTGGTGGACCGGCTGAAGGAGCTTCACCTGCCCGTGGTGGGCGTGAACGTAGCCGAGAGCGAGTCGGGCCGCGAGGGCGGGGATCTGAGCTTCAACCGGCTTCGCGACGAGCTGTGGTGGCAGGGCCGCGAATGGCTTGAGGCCAAGGACTGCCGCCTGGCTGACGACGACGAGACGATTGCCGAGCTGACGACGCCGACCTACCGCTTCCTGAGCAATGGGCGCATTCAGATCGAGACGAAGGACGAGATGCGCAAGCGTGGGGTGAAGAGCCCGAACCGGGCCGACGCCTGGCTGCTAACGTTCTTTGAGGGCGGGCACCCGGGGACTGAGATGGCCCCTTTGAACTATCCGGATATGGGGATTGTGTAGGGCCATTGCAAAATCTATCGCTTGACAACCCGCGATAGAAAAAGACAATCGCGCCCCATGAGCGCGCGACAAGACCGAATGACCGAGGAACGCTTTCTCTCGGTCCTGCAGCATGAGCTGAGCAGCTCTGTCACGTGGTCCGTCGAGCATCTGCAGGAAGACCAGCTGAAGAACCTGCAGTACTACCTCGGCCTGCCCATGGGCAACGAGGTGAAGGGCCGCAGCCAGGTTGTCAGCTGGGACGTGTTCGAGGTGGTCGAGTCCGCGATGCCGGGCTTCATCGAGCCGTTCTTCAGCGGCGACACCATCGGCAAGTTCGAGCCCAAGGGGCCCGAGGATGTGCAGTGGGCCGAGCAGGCCACGGACTACGTTAACCACATCATCAAGGAGCGCAATGCGGGCTTCTTGTTGTTCAACACCTGGATCAAGGACGCACTGCTGTCCAAGGTCGGGGTGGTGCGCGGGGAGTGGCGCGACGAGGACCCGAAGCGCAAGACTTGGCGCGGGTTCACCGACCAGCAAATGACGCTTCTGGCGCAGGACCAGCGCTCGCAGATCATTGAGCACGCTGCATACCCGGTCCCCGGCATGCCGCCGATGAACCAGGCGCAGCTGATCCAGATGGGCGGCCAGGTTCCGATGCTGCACGATGTGACGGTGCTGCAGGCGCAGCCCGGGTGCGTCAAGCTGGAGAATGTCCGGCCGGAGAATTTCATTCTCACAAGCGGCATCGGCACGCTGGACAAGGCCCGAGTGATCGGGGAATGGGTGGTCTACACCCGCTCGGAGCTCAAAGAGCTTGGCTTCAAGCAGCACGACACGGCGCAGTCGTTCGATCTGGCGACCGCGGTGCTTGAGGGCTCGCTCCAGGACGTGCGCGACGGGTTCACGACCGAGCTGGCCCTGCAGGACGACGCAGGCGGCGACCGCTCGCTGCAGGAAATCCGGCTTTTCAAGGGGTTCGTCCGTGCGGATTACAACGGGGACGGCGTGGCCGAGTGGCGCCGCGTGCTGGTGGCGGGCGGCGAGGACCCGCTGCTGGAGAACGAGGAAGCGGAGGGGCACAACTACTGCGTCCTGAGCCCGATCCTGATCCCGCACCGCGTGATTGGCCTGGGCTACGCGGACCCGGCGCGCCCGATTGCGGATGTGAAGACTGCGCTCACACGCCAGTACCTGGACAGCCTGTACCTGGCGAACCGGCCGCGCACCTACGTCAACCTGAACGCGAACGTCAGCATGGATGACCTGCTGAGCGACCGCATCGGCGGGTTCATCCGGGGGCGCGGGCCGGCGGGTGACGCGCTGCAGCCGCTGCAGACGACCCTGGTGGCGCGCGATGCGCTTGAAGGCCTGCAGCTGGCCGACAACATGCGCGAAACGCGCCTGGGCATCCCCAAATACAACCCCGGCCTAGAGGCCGACGCGCTGCACAAGACCGCGACCGGCGTGCGCAGCATCAACAACCTGGTGGACAAGCGCCAGAAAATGACACTCCGCATCCTTGCGGAGACCGGCATCAAGGACTTGTTCCGCTTGGTGTTGAAGCTGATCACCGAGTATCA